GACCCTATAGAAGAAACTATCAAACCTAAAAAAGTTTGGGAAGGTGGAGTATGAACATTGGCGAAGTTATTGATAAATTAACAGTCAGCCAATCAACAGTTCAAGAATTTTATAACGAGGGGTATGGACATGCAGAGTTTAAGGTTAAAGGTACGGATATATTTGCTGATGACTTGGTCAAGTATTTTAGTGAGGAAGTTCATAGTGGCAAATCGTTGGGCTGGATTAAGACGGAAGATAAGTTCAGGATTAGGTCTTCGGAACTAACAATTCTTACTGGTGTATCAGGTCATGGTAAGTCTATGTGGTTATCGCAAGTTGTATTAGCTATGATGAAACAGAATACTAAATGTTTAATAGCTTCTTTAGAAATGAGACCTGTTCTTACATTAGCTAGAATGATTACCCAGGCATTAGGTTCACCAGAGCCTACAGATGATTACATACGTAAGTTTTGTGATAGAGCTAAAGACAAGTTATATATATACGACCAAACAGGAAGCACTAAGTCGGAAGATATGATAGCAACTTTACATTATGGAAAGCATGTATTGGGAGTTGATGTATTTATTATTGACAGCTTAATGAAATTAGATGACGTGTCTGAAGAGTCATTAGATGGGCAGAAAAGACTGACAAATAGTCTGGCGGTTATAGCACGTGATTTACAAGTAAGTATTTTTTTAGTAGCACATACTAGAAAACTTAAGGATGAGTCAGAGATACCAGACGCTACAAACATTATGGGAAGTTCGCATATTCGTAACTTATGTGATAATATTATTTGTGTATGGCGTAACAGATACAAAGAGAAATTAATAGAAGAAGGTAAAACTTCGGATGACGAGTTAAAGATTATTCCAGATGCAAAGGTCTTTGTTCAGAAGCAGCGTAATGCACAATGGGAAGGTTCATTTAACTTTTGGTTTGACCAAAAAGGTTTACGATATAACGAGAGTCCACCAAGATGAGCAATAATAATTCAGCTAATAAATTTATTAAAGACGTAGCTAAATGGGACAAGAATATGGTTTACAAAGCTACTTTGATTGATGGAAAAATATTTAAAAGTAAAGGATACGATAATGCTGAAATGGAGTTTAACAAAAGACAATCTTCCCATGCTGTACGACAAGCTAAAAAATCTTGACTTTAGTAAACGTTGGCGTGTAACAGTAACAGATGCAAAACTAAACAGAAGTCATCAACAAAATGAAAGACTATGGCAATTATATACAAGCATATCTCAACACACAGGTATTGAAAAAGATAAGATACACGAACTCATGGGATATAAATTTTTACGATACCAAACAGAAATTGCAGGTATGCCTGTAGAGCTTATAAAGTCAACGACAAAACTAACAACTTCAGAGATGACCGAATACCAAAACTCAATAGAAATTTGGGCGCAAACTAATTTGGGCTGGATGTGGGACTATGATGAACTATCGTAACCCTAAACTACTTAAACTTGCTAAAGATGCACCGTGTGTTTTATGTGGTAGCAATGACGGAACTGTGGTAGCCTGTCATAGTAACCAATTGCGTGATAAAAAAGGCACCGGAATTAAAAGTCACGATTTTCGCATAAGTTACATGTGTAGCACTCACCATAATATGGTTGATAATGGTAAAGAGTTATCTAGGGAAGAAAGAATAAACTTATGGGAAGAAGCACATAGGCGCACCATAGGTTGGTTATTTGAAAACGGACATTTGGAGGTAAAATAAATGGGGAAAGGTTCTAGCAGAAGACCATTGTTAATTTCTGAACAAGAAGCACAAGATAACTGGGACAAGATATTCAAAAAAGAAAAGAATAGTCCTGACGTTTCACCACACGCTTATGAATACGAACTAAATAAGTCCACCGGTGATATAGAGAAAAGATTTAAAGAAGGAACATCTAAACCTAACGAAAGTCAATTTGATGGCAACTGAAAAACATCTTAAAAGAATTGAAAGAATATCTAAATATACAGAAGATGAATTATTGACATTAAAAGAACGCATTAAAAAAGAAAATAAACAACACTATGATGCTAATAGAGATAGAATTTTAGGTTATAAAAAGAAATATAGAGAAAAAAATAAAGAACGATTAAATGAAATTGCTAGGATTAAAAGAGCTGCAAATAGACACAATAATTATCAACATTTAAAAGAATTTAATTTAACAAAAGAACAATACCTTGAAATGCTTGAAAAGCAAAATCATGGTTGTGCAATTTGTGGTGGTAAAGATATAAATAGAAAATTAGCAGTAGACCATTGTCATACAACAGGTGTAATTCGTGGTTTATTATGTTCTGCTTGTAATACATCTTTAGGAAAATTTAAAGATAGTGTAGAATTATTACAAAAAGCTATTCAATACTTAAAGGATAACAATGGCAACAAGCCCAACGCAATTATCGTTAAAAAAGCTCCGAGAAGAAGGTTACGTAGTAGCAATAGTTGAACACTACAATTATTTTGCTAAAATACGTCAAGACCTATTTGGCTTTATAGACCTACTAGCTTTAAAGGGTAAAGAAGTATTAGCAGTACAAACAACGTCAGCAAGTAACATGAGTGCTAGATGTAAAAAGATAGCAGACCATGAAAACGTAGGTGCAGTTCGTGATGCTGGTTGGACTATTCATGTGCATGGTTGGCATCAAGATGATAAGAAAAAGTGGCATTGTAAAATTAAGGATGTATCGTGAATACCAGAGATAAAATACTAGCTTACCTTACAGAGCCTAAAGCTATAAAAGATATAGCAGCACATGTAGATGGCAATTACAATACTATTAAAAACTTGCTTGTCACCATGAAGATGGAAGGTGATATACACGCATTCAAAGATAAAGATAATAGACTTATGCACTATTACATTCCACAGCCACATCCATTACAAGGTATATTTGGACACACAGCAAACTTTACAGAAGACCAAATAAAAGGTGTTATCAGTCACAACGCAGATGATGCTAAACATAACCTTCAGCAAAGAACTACACAAGAAACATTTGGGCAAAGCGTAGCTTATACGCTAACACAGTATGATTAGTATGGAACGATTATTGTCTATTCTAGATGACTGGGCTTTATGGATGAAGTCGGATAATCACAAGCTAGGTTATCCATCTAAAAGCATAGGCATGTCATCTGGTGGAGAGTCTACAAGTGATGCGTTTGAAGAGATGTGTTCTGCCCAGGACATGTCTAACGTTAGAACTATTCACGCCATTGTGCATAGCTTACCTAAAGAACAACAGAACGCTATATACGCTAAATACCTTGGTGCTAAACCACCGCTAGCCTTTGAGTGGAATATGGATATGGCGTATGACAATCTCTTAGTAATTGCAGGAAGAAGAATAAACGCATAATGTTGTTGAACAGAAACGCAGTATCGTGTATAATACTACTTCTTGGATAACTCCTGTCCCAAAGAAACGTGATTTTACAAAAGCCTGACTGCACTCTCTCCGTGGTTGGGCTTTTTCTTTTATATGACATTTTTAGTAACGATATGCTCCCAATGCGGAGACCCCTTTGACTCTACCGAGTATCCGCTATGCAACGACTGTAGATATGACCATAGATTTATTAAATTAAGGAAAGATAATGAAAGCCAAGACAAAAGCATCAAAGAAAATCAGCAAAGTGATGAAGGAATTTAAAGCAGGAACTTTAAATGTAGGTAAGTCATCTAAGAAAGTTACAGACCCTGAACAAGCGATAGCAATTAGTCTTTCTATCGCAAACAAAAAGAAAAGGAAATAATTATGCCAATGGTAGACGGAAAAAAATACGCTTATACTAAAACAGGTATGGCAGCAGCTAAAAAAGCAGCAAGCAAATCAGGTAAAGCTATGGCAGCTAAGCCTATGAAAAAGGCAACTAAACGTGGCAAATAAGCCAGGTCTATACGCTAACATTGCAGCCAAGAAAGCTAGAATTAAAGCTGGCTCTGGTGAAAAGATGCGTAAGGTAGGCACTAAAGGCGCACCTACAGCTATGGCATTTAAACAATCAGCAAAGACAGCTAAGAAAAAGAAATGATTAAGAAAGGTAAGGAAACATTCTCAGGTTATAATAAACCTAAGAGAACTCCTAGTCATCCTACTAAGTCACATGCAGTATTGGCTAAAGAGGGTGACCAGGAAAAACTTATACGCTTTGGACAAAAGGGCGTATCAGGTGACAAAACAAATACAGATAGAGCAAAGTCTTTTAAAGCAAGACACGCTAAGAACATAGCTAAAGGTAAGATGAGTGCTGCTTTTTGGGCTAACAAAGTTAAGTGGTAAAATCTCAAGGAATATATTATGGAATTTAATTATCAGCAACCAGGACAGCCAGCAGGTTTATTAACATTACCTACACCTACAGCTCCTGGATTAACACCTACACAATACGGTAATCTTATGCTGCATCCTAGCGGATACTATATTGATAATGGTAAGGCTTATGAAGCCATTAAAAATAGACAAGGTGCATTAAGACCATACTCAAAAAATATGAGCAATGTTATGAACTATGGTGGTTACGCATTCAGACCATTTACTAAATCAGCAGATGGTATTTTTGAAGGCAGACTAAGTATGGCAGGTAATCTACCAGAGGCAACATACAGACCATATCCAAGTGCTATGTTAGGTTTCTTAGATAACCCTAGTGACGTATTAGCACAAGCACAACAAGCAGGCGTACCATCATACGGTGCAGGTCGTTTTGCTGGTATTTTAGGTGGCATGCCAACAACAAGTGCTTAACATTTGCAAAAACTAGATATATATGTAGGCATGGATTTAAAGGTAGAACCAATTGCCTATCATAACTTCTGTCAATCGGTAATTGAAAAGTCATCTATACCGGTAAGTTTTACACCATTAGCATTAAACACTTTAAAAGACTACGAAGAGAAGCACAAAGACGGGTCAAATTCTTTTATTTACTCACGCTTTCTAGTGCCATATCTAAATAACTTTAAAGGTATCGCACTCTTTGTGGATGGCGATATGATATGCCGAACAGATATAGCAGAGATACTAGCTAACTTTGATACAGACGAAGCAATCAAGGTAGTCAAGCATCACTATACAACAAAGCATCCTGTTAAATATTTAGGTGCAAAGAACGAAGACTATCCTAAAAAGAACTGGTCAAGCGTTATGTTATGGAATTGCTCACATTGGTTAAACCGTCAGCTAACGCCTAAGTTTATTCAAGAGCAAACAGGTAAATATTTACACAGATTCGAGTGGCTCAAGTATCCAGAAGAACAAGTAGGTAAGCTAGACGAAACATGGAACTGGCTAGAAACAGAATACGAATACAATCCAGATGCTAAGTTAGTGCATCACACATTAGGCACACCATGCTTTAAAGACTATCAGAATACAGACTATAGTCAAGAATGGTGGAATACATACCAAAGAATGATATATCCTCTCAAAGGAAACGGACAAGAAAGCGAGTTATAATGGCATTATTAAATACATGGGCAAGCCAGCAAGACCAAGCTACCCTGTCGCCATTAAGCCGTCTACTTAATAACTATATTCAAAAAGGTGATGCTCCGCTTGCATATTTAATGCGTGGAGATGCACAAGGACTATTAAAAGACCTTAACACACCAAAGCCTGTTAATACTACTCAAGATATGACTGACCTTGCTTTAAATTTGGTTGGTTCTATTAACCCAATAGGTAATGTAACAAAAGGCTTATTAAGTAAGACACAGTTTGAGAAAGCTCAAGAAATAGCATCTAAGAACGCAGAAACGTTATTAGGACTACCTAAAGGCAATACAGCTATGGATAGAGCTAAGGCTATGGGATATAATGTAGACAAACCTGTATATCATGGCACAGGTGCAGATATAAAAGCATTTGACCCATTACTAGCAGATACAAGACGTAAAACAGGAACACCTACAGGCTCTATAGTGGTAACAAATAATCCAGAAGTAGCAAACACTTATGCTAACCAAAGAAATACTTTACTCAATGATGCTTTTTCAGCTAAACAATTAGATTATTCTGAAGGTGGTAATGTAATTCCAATGTATCTTAGAGAAAATAAAGGTATTACATTTAATCCAAGACAAACAATGCCATCATACGAACATTATGGAGTGTTTGGTGATAAAAATTACAAGCCATATTGGAATGACTTATATGACCCAAGGTTTCCTGAACAACAAACAACAAATGAATTTGCAGAATTAGCATTAGCAAAAAACAAAGATACAGCAACAATTAAAAACATATTAGATAATGCTACACCATCTACAGCAAAGGGTAATACTACATTTGTGTTTAAACCTGAACTACTAAGGTCACAATTTGCAGCATTTGACCCAGCAAAGATAAATGAAAATGACTTATTAGCTGGAGTTATGGCAATACCAGTAAGTGGACTATTAGAACAACCCAAAGACAAGAAGAAAAAGAAATAACAATAGAGGGCAACCAACCTATAAGGAGTTGCAATATCATGGCAGAACGATTAAGAAAACGACATCAAGACGAAGTAAGAACTAAAATACAAACAAGTCAGCTAGTAAATGTCTTGCAAAATCATGCACTTGGTGTAGATGATGAAAAAGAAATTACACCTACACGCATGAAAGCAATAGAGATACTATTACGTAAGTCATTACCTGACCTATCATCTACAGAGATAAGTGGTGTAGATGGTGGAGATATACCCATTGGTGTAGGAATTAGCTTTGTCAAACCAAACGATAGCTGAGTTCCCTGAAAGGTTACAGTTCTTATTTGAGCCACACCGTTACAAAGTAGCATACGGTGGTAGAGGTTCAGGTAAGTCATGGTCTATGGCAAGAGCATTGCTTATAAAAGCAGCTAGTGAGCCAACACGTGTCTTATGCGCACGTGAAATACAAAAGTCTATCAAGCAGTCAGTTCATACATTACTTAATGACCAAATACAGTCTTTAGGTTTAGGAGCTTTCTATGAAGTCTTGGAAGCAGAGATTAGAGGTCTTAACGGTAGCACATTTAGCTTTACTGGGTTGGCTACTAATACTGTGGAAAGTATTAAGTCTTTTGAAGGATGTGATATTGTCTGGGTGGAAGAGGCACAAACGGTATCAAAGAAGTCATGGGATATTCTTATACCTACAATCCGTAAGCCAAACTCAGAAATCTGGGTAAGTTTTAACCCTAACATAGATACAGACGATACATATACAAGGTTCGTGGTTAATCCACCAGAGAACGCTAAGGTTGTTAAAGTAAACTATACTGACAATCCTTGGTTTCCTGAAGTACTAGAGATAGAACGTCTACATAGTGAGAAGACTAACCCTGACTATGCAAACATCTGGGAAGGTGATTGTAAGGCTGCTGTAGATGGTGCTATCTATGCTAACGAGATACGTGAAGCACAAGAAGGTAACCGTATTACAACTGTACCTTATGACCCTATGATGAAGGTTCATGTAGTTATGGACTTAGGCTTTAATGACTCTATGGCTATCATCTTATGTCAACGTGGCATATCTGATATACGTATTGTTGGATACATAGAGGACAATCATAGGACACTAGACAGCTTTTCATCTGAACTCAAGAATCTTAATTACAATTGGGGTAAAATGTTCCTACCACATGATGGTAAGACAAAAGATTACAAGTACGGATTATCAGCAGAAGATATAATGAGAAAGCAAGGTTGGGATGTACGAATTATCCCGATAGCAAGTATAGAATCAGGTATTAAACTAGCAAGGATGCACTTCCATAAGTGTTACTTTGATAAGAGTACAAGTAGATTGCTAGAGTGTTTAAAGAATTATAAACGTTCAATCAACTCAGCTACCAACGAACCTGGTGCACCTTTACATGACGAATACTCACATGGTGCTGACGCATTTAGATATATGGCTACATCTGTAGACCAAATGAAGAATGAGTCTTGGGGTGGTGAAAAGATACAATACACAAATCGGGGAATAGTGTAATGGATAAGAAATGTTCTATGTGCAAAAAGATTCTTGCTTTATTCATGTTTCCTGTAATGAAAAAGAATAAAGATGGCTTAGATTATAGATGCAAACCTTGTGCAGCAGAATATAAACAAAAGTGGGCTGAAAATAATAGAGATAGAACTAAAGCAGCTAAAGATAGATGGAAACAAAATCACAGAGATAAGCATTTAGAACAAAACAAAATCAATAAAATGATAAGAGCAAAGCGTATACCTAAATGGGTAGATGCTGATGAAAGATGGTTAATCAACGAAGCATATAGCCTAGCTAGATTGCGTAGTAAGTTATTTGGTTTTAAATGGCACGTTGACCATATCATTCCGTTACGAAATAAAAACGTATGTGGATTGCATACTATTATGAATTTGCAAGTAATACCTGCAAACGATAATCTATGTAAATCCAATAAATTTAATACAGGAATTGTTTAATGAAGATACAAGATATGGAAATCATTGCACAGATAGAGCAACAAGAATCTATTGCCTATGGTGTAAATGACTCATCATTGTCGGATGATAGAGCAGAAGCGATTGACTACTATTTAGGTCAACCATTCGGTAACGAAGAAGAAGGTCGTTCACAAGTTGTATCTTATGACGTACAAGACACGATTGAGTCAGCATTACCACAATTACTTAAAGTATTCGTAGCCGGTGATAAGGTTGTTCAGTTTGACCCTAAAGGTCCAGAAGACCAAGAAGCAGCAGACCAAGAAACAGATTATGTAAACCATGTCGTTATGGAAAAGAACGAAGGGTTTAAAGTATTCTATGTATGGTTTAAAGACGCATTACTCTCTAAGAATGGCTATGTAAAAGTTTATTCAGAAGAAGAGGAAGAGGAAGAAGAATACGATTATAAAGGTCTATCTGACGCACAACTACAAATGTTGGCTTCAGATGAGAAGACAGAAGTATTAGAACATACTGCTTACCCTGACCCATCTATTAACATGGATGTTATCTATCAGCAAGCAGCCATGAATGGTGTAGACCCAGCTACAGTTATGCAACCTATGTTACATGATGTTAAGCTCAAGGTTACAGAGGACAAGACAGATATTAAGATTCAAAACGTAGCACCTGAAAACATGATGATATCTATAGAGGTATCAGGTCCTAACTTACAAGACGCTACTTTTGTTCAACATAGAGAAGTCATGCAATTAGCTAGTATTGCTGAAGCGTTTGACAAGCCATTAGAATACATCAAGTCTATCATGACAGATATTAGAGACACTTTTGAAGAAGAGTCTAATGCACGTGATATCTATGATGAAGAATACGATAGAGCTATTGCTCCAGAAGAAGGTTTAGTTAAAGACACATACATTAAGTTAGATGGTGAAAGATATAGAGTAGTTGTATTAGGTAACACAATTCTTTATAAAGAGAAATGTGAGTATGTACCTTTTGCATGTATCACACCTATGATAATGCCACATAGACATATTGGTCGTTCTTATGCTGACTTGACTATGGACATTCAGCTTATTAAGTCTACGCTTATTCGTGGTCAGTTAGATAATATGTATCTAGCTAACAATGGTCGTTATGCAATATCTGACAGAGTAAACCTAGACGATATGCTAACATCACGCCCAGGTGGTATTGTTCGTGTAGAAGGTGACCCAGGTTCAGGCATTATGCCTTTATCACATCCACCACTACCAGCATCATCATTCGGTATGGTTGAATACATGGACTCTATGAAAGAGAAGAGAACAGGTATCACAGCTTACAACCAAGGTTTAGATGCTAACAGTCTTAACAAGACAGCTACCGGTGTAGCACAGATTATGAATGCGTCTCAACAACGTATTGAGTTAGTAGCTAGAACATTTGCTGAGACAGGTGTAAAAGAGTTATTTAAACTTGTGCATTACTTAGTTAGAACAACACTTACTAAACCAGACATTATTCGTCTACGTAACAAATGGGTAGAAGTAGACCCTAGAGAATGGAAAGCTCGTAAAGACTTATCTATCTCTGTAGGCTTAGGTGCTGGTAATAAAGACCAACAATTAGCACATCTTATGTCTATTATTACTATGCAGAAAGAAGCTATTGGTGCAGGTCTAACATCACCAGAGAAGATATACAATGCGTTAGCTAAACTTACACAGAATGCAGGCTTTAAGAATCCTGAAGAGTTCTGGGTTAATCCTGCTAATAGACCAGAAGGTGAACAAGCACCACAACAACCTGACCCACAAGAAACACTCATTCAAGGTCAGTTAGCTATTGAGCAACAAAAGGCTCAGTCTGATATGCAATTGTCACAACAAAAAGCACAAGCACAATTAGCCCAAGAGCAAGAACGTAGTAAGAATGACATCATCATTGAACGTGAAAAGATAATGGCACAAGCAGAACTAGAAAGATTCAAAGCTCAACTTAAAGCAGAGACAGATTTAGCTATTGCTCAAATCAAAGCTCAGTCAGGATTAATGTATGGCGGATAAGTCACTAGAAGAAGTTAAACGTGGTGAACAAGCAACACAGATACTAGATAACCCTCTCTACAAAGAAGCTATGGATAAGGTTCGTGAAAGTCTTATTGCTAGTATGGCTAACAGTCCACTAGGTGATGAGAAGACCCATAACAAATTAGTTATCGCACTACAACTATTAAACCAAATTAACAAACAGCTTACTGACGTGATGCACACAGGTAAGTTAGCAGCTATACAAACGGATAAGCCAAGATTTAAAGTATTTGGTTAGTTTCATTCAGAAGTAGTTTTCCAGTATTTTGAATGAAAACCGTTTTGACAGGCAAAATGTGTAATATATTACACAAAAAGAATTTAGGTAAGGACAAGCCTACTTAGGACTCTTAGGAGTCTTTTTTATTGTCTAATTTCAAGGAAATAAAATTATGAGTGACCAAGTCCCAGAACAGTCACCACAAAGTCGGTTAGAGACTATGCTTGGTGATAGTATTGAATCAGATGTTAAACCACCTGAACTTCAAGAAGAAGAAGAACAAACACCACTAGAGGCTGAGGCTGAAGCTACTGAAGAAGTAGAATCAGAAGAAGCAACAGAAGAACCAGATGAAGAGGTTGAGGAAGAAGAACAGTCGCAAGATGAAGTTCCAGCTATCCTTAAACTTAAGGTTAATGGTGAAGATGTTGAGAAACCACTAGACGAAGTAGTAGCATTAGCTCAACAAGGCTTAGACTACACGCAAAAGACACAACAAGTAGCAGAACAGCGTAAAGAGCTAGAAGCGTATGCCCAGCAAATACAAATGCAGGAGCAAGCCTTTCAAGAGCAAATGCAACTTAACAATGTCTTAATTGAAGATGTAGCAAAAATCACATCATTAGACCAACAATTAAACCAATATGCTAACGTGAATTGGAACCAATTGTCTGATAATGACTTTGTGGAAGCACAAAAACTTTTCTTTACATACAACCAACTACAGCAAGAACGTAGTCAACTTGTTTCACAGTTTGAAGCCAAAAAGCAACAAGTCGTTCAGAAGCAAACGCAATTGATGTCTGAGAAGATAGCAAAAGGAAAAGAAATTCTAGCAAAAGAGATACCAAATTGGAGTCCTGAGACTAACCAAGCATTGTTATCTACTGGCAAGGATTATGGTTTTTCAGATGCCGAACTTAACTCAATTGTTGACCCTCGTCACGTAAAGGTATTGCATGACGCTATGCAATGGCGCAAATTACAACAGAATTCAACTGTAAAGAAAAAAGTATCAAGTGCTAAGCCAGTAGTGAAACCTGGTTCTAAAGATACTAAAGCGGAAGCTAACTCTAACCACCGTCAATTACGTGAGCAATTACGTAAGACTGGTAAGTCAGATGCAGCTCAAAAACTTATAGAAAACATGCTTTAATTTACAAAGGAAACCATAATCATGGCAACATCAGCAACCAATAGTTATACCGGTAAAGGTATAGCGGAGTCTTTTGAAGATATCATTTTTGATATTTCTCCAGAAGACACACCATTGTTATCAATGGCAAAAAGAATGTCAGCAGGTCAAACTTACCATCAATGGCAAACAGACGCATTAGCAGCAGCAGCTACTAACGCTTCAGTTGAAGGTGATGACGCTTCATTCTCAACATTAGCAGCAACAACAGTATTAGGTAACTACACACAAATCTCACGCAAAACAGTTCAAATTTCAAACACCTATGACGTAGTACGTAAGTATGGTCGTAAGTCTGAAGTTGCTTACCAA